TTCTATTCCCTGGCTGAACAGAAGGGGATCGATCCATCAGATATCCTCAAAGAGCTGGGAATGAAATGAATGTATCTCGGATTCGGCGCGCAGATCTGAGTTGCAAATAAATAACGAAAGGTAAACGAAGATGGAAAACGGAGGACTTTCAGCAGCAGATGTAGCTCTGCTGTCTAATCGAGATGACGGTATGTGGGGCGGCAATAGCATGATGTGGATCTTTGCTCTTCTGATCCTGGCCGGCGGTGGATTCGGCGGTTTTGGATGGGGGAACAATGCAAACGCACTCGGCTATGAGAATCTTGCAACATCCAACGAAGTGCAGCGCGGATTCGACAATCAGAACCTTCAGGCCCAGACAAGGGATATCCTGTCTGCGGTCAATGCCGGCACCGCTCAGTCTGTCGCAGCTACCAACCAGGTATTCCATGACATTGTCAACAACGTAAGCGACAAATACTCTGAGCTTGCTCGTGACATTGCGGGTGTGCAGATGAGTGTGCAGCAGTCTATTGCAAATGAGAACGAATGCTGCTGCGGAACCAAGATGCTGATCGCGGAAACCGGATCCGGGCTTGCTGCTCAGATCGCACAGAACAAGTATGACAATGCGATGGCACTTGCCGGTGTTGAATCTCGGATCATGTCCAAGCTCGACGCTAACAAGATTGAAGAGCTTCAGAACCAGGTCAACCAGCTCCAGCTCGCTCAGGCTGTTGCAGGCGTCGTGAGATATCCGATGTCCAGCACTTATTCCAGCGGTTGCAATCCCTTCTGCGGGTGTGGCTGCGGGAATATCTAACGTCATATAGACGAGGGGATGTGCGGGGGTATGATCCCCCGCATGATCCAGAAAGGAATTATTATGGCAAAATCACTTATTCAGGTTGTTAATACTGGCGTACAGACGGTGGACCAGAATGGGATTATCACACTCGGTTCCGTTGTTCGTCGGTTCGGATGCAATTGCCGGCTTTCGGGGAATGCGATCGAAGCGATCGGGGAAGGCTATTACACAATCGATGCGGTCGTAACGGTTCAGCCGACAGCGCTGGGTGATGTTACCGTAGCTCTGTACAGCGACGGCGAGCAGATCCCTGGAGCGATTGCATCAGCGGCTGCAGCTGCAGCAGAAGATCCGGTAACGCTGCCGATCATTGGTACGATCAGGAACGGGTGCTGCGGCGGATCTACCAATATCACTGCGGTGCTTCTTGCAGGTCCTGGAACGGTAACAAATGTTTCTGTTCGCGCAGTAAAGGAGTAATTTATGAAGCTGATCCAGAAATTATCTGATATGATAGACGAAGAAATCTGCGATGCGCGGAAATATGTTGAGTTTGCTCTGATGCATCAACAGGACTACCGATCCCTTGCTGATACCGCGTACAATCTTTCGACAGAAGAAATGCGCCACATGTCAGTGCTTCATGGAGAGGTGGTCCGTATCATAGAAGAGTACCGCAGAACCAACGGGGAGCCTCCGGAGAATATGCTGGCGGTTTATGACTATCTGCATCAGCGCCAGATCGAAAAAGCGGGCGAAGTAAAGATCCTCCAGGCGATGTACAAAGAGGGATAATCGGGAAGAATGTTACATGGATGTTACATGAACATCCTGAAACACCTGATATTAAAGCATCGTAACGGAGTTCGACTCTCCCCGCCTCCACCATAATGAAAAATCCCACGTTTTGTGGGGTTTTTTCATGTTCTGAAAGCGGGATATTCGTCAGTTTCTTTTATATATCTATACGAAATGACACTATTTTTACATAAAATTAAATCGAATGTTACATGAGCGTTACATGAAAAGGCATAAAAAATACTTATCCGATAAGGGATTCAAAATAATTATCGATCTGAGAAGTGAAATAATCCATCTCAGAAGTGAAGGTATGCTGATACACGGACCGCATGATATGCGGTGTGGACCATCCGCCTTTTTCCATCAGATATTTTTCCGGTATGCCTAGCTGCAAACCTACAGAGGCAAACAAATGCCGTAACTCATGAAAACGCATAGGCTTAACATCTTTATCAGCCAGGACGCGCTGAAACCGTTTATATAACGCATTGCCCGACCTGGTTTCGATATAGCCTTCTCCGGCCTTCCATGCATCCGTCTTTTCGATCAGCTTCATAATGTACGGAGGGATCCGGTTCTTCCGGTTCCGGTCATATGCCTTGGCTGCCTCCTTATGAACCGGAACGCCATTGATCTGTACTACTGCCTCTTCAATGTAAAGAACGCCATCACGAATGGATGATACCTTTATGCCCCGGATCTCAGATTCTGTCAGGCTCATCCACATAGCAAGCAGAACCGGCAGCTCGATATCCGATCCCTTTACGGCCTCTATCACTTCCTTTGGAGTAGGGAGGTCCTTGTACTTCTTTACTTCTTTAGGTAACCGTACTTTAGGATTGAAGTATTCATCGCCTACGGCCCTGGCAATGGCGGACCGGTACATGCCGTACGCGTTTATTACCGTCTTGGGGGCAATCTTTTCTCCCTTGTACGTTTTCTTTGCGCATTCCGCATCAATTGCATCCTGAAGCACCAGAGACGTAACCTTGCCGACTGGGATAGAGTGCAGATCAATGAACCGGTCCTTCAACCATTTTTCATAGGACGCAATGGTCGAAGGGCTGGCAACGTGCCTGCGGGATTCTATGAAATTCCTGACGGCCTCTTCAACCGTCATCCCGGACGTTTCTCTGCGCTTCTGGGTGTTGTATGCCTCGCGGACCAGTCTTTCTACCTTCCGTTCAGACTCGGCAGTAAACGAGCATATTTTGCCATTTATGCGTACCCTGGCATTGTAGTTTCCGGACGGGAGTTTATTGATTTTCATTTTTCTTATCTTTGTGCTTTTTGATTTGTTTTCTTATCCATTCCTCGATTGGGATTGCGATTAAAAGGAAAATAATTCCAATAGGGATTATTAACGCCTGCCCTAGAAGATTTTTTATGAAATGTGATAGGAAAGATAATATAACCATGGCACTATTCTCCTGCTGCTTTTTTTGCTCGCGCTTCGCAAACTTCTAACGGTAACCCATTGCGGAAATCATCATTGTCTATATGGTCCATTTCATGCTCAAACGCTTTGAGCTGGCCAAAGAAACCATACCTGGCATTCACATATAGGTTGTAATCACCATTTTCATCTTCTTCTACAGAAGCACCAACATGGCATGTATCAAAATCAAGCACTCTCACAATCACATCACCCATCTCAATCATCTCCTCTCAGTGCTTTTATCATATCTGCAACCTTTCGCATATCTTCTTCGGTGCAGTTTTTAGTTGCGTCAAACAACAGCCTCATCCCGGGCCGGTTCCGGAGCTCTTCAGCGTATTTCATTACTTCATCTTCCTCGTTCGTACCGGCATTGCGTTTAGCGATGTCATCGTAAAAACCCTGGTCCTCATCCCATCCCATAAGATATTCCGGGGTAACATTAAGAACATCTGCGAGTTTTACAATAACTCCGCGTTTAAGATTTACAACGATCCCTGTTTCATATTTGTTGATCGCTGCCTTTTGAACGCCGACTTTTTCTCCCAATTCTTCTTGCGTCATGCCTAATTCAAGGCGCGCTTTTTTAATACGTTCGCCCGTAGTCATATTTCATTTTCACCTCGCGGATATATAGTATCAAAATAAGATTCTAAAAACAAGAAAAAATATCTTGACAGGATATTCTGCCTATATATAATTAGAGTATCTAAATAAGATACCCGCAAGAAAGGAGGATAACGGGGTGATCAATAAGAACATGCTTGCATCGTTTATGAAGAAGTATGGAGAAACGCAACGTGATCTTGCGAATTCCTTGGGGATTAGTCTTTCCCGATTGAATGCAAAGATCAATAACTGGAACGGAGCCGACTTCACTCAGGCAGAGGTAGAGTTCATTATGAACCGATACCGGATGTCAAAGAAGGAAGGAAGCTCTGTTTTTTTACATTAAAAGTATCTTAAATAGATACCGGAGGGCGCAATGAAGAATGCATCAACAGTAATGAGGAACATCGAAGGCGAAGCAACGCGCAGGGGAATTACCAGAGAAGAGCTTGCCAACATGATCGGGATCAGCCTGGTGACCTACTACAGAAGATTAAAAGATCCAGGATCGTGGAAATTGGATGAGCTGATTGTGGCATCAAGGAAGATGCGGGTACCAATCGAGAGATTTATGGAGGAAGTAGTGCGATGAACGAAGAGAAATGGCTGAATCCGGATGATCCGGGGGAAGTGGTTGGGATCTGCCCCGCGTGTGGCGAAGAGATCTACAAGGGCGAGCTGATTCGTGAAGTAGACGGAGAAAGGTTTCATGAGGACTGTCTTTTTGACTGGGTCAGAGAACACTATCCGCTGAAGGAGGCAGAGTGATGTACGGGATAAACGAGCAGGTATTTCTG